GACTGACCAGGCTCAGTTGTTGGCATCGTCACTTTTTCTTTTTTAATCTGTTTATCAATCTCCTCCATCTCTCTATCAGATTGTTTAAGAATATATTTTCTTACATATTGATGTGAAAAGTATTTACCAACATAATTAGCCATACTATCAGCCAATGAGATACGGTCTTTTAACATCTCACTCTCTTTTAATTCAGAAAAGTGTCCATCTTGTAAAAAATCATAATTTAGATGTGATTGAATTGTAGACCAATCCTCATCAGCGATGATACCTTTTAATACTAACTGTGATCTTAATATATCACTAAACAGTTCAGTAAATTTCTTTCTTAATCTTTGTACAAACTTTGTAAACTTTAATTCGTCTCTACTAATCTCTGCCGCTCTACCTAGATTAAATCCTGTAGATGCCTCTAAACGACTGATTGGTACGTTTAAAGAACGATATAGTTTCTTTTGAAAGTAGTCTATATCTGCAGTCTCACCAAGATTCTGTCCACCGGGTAGTGTTGTGATTTCTGTTCCTCTGCCACCTTCTCTACGAGGTAACCAATAATCTTCTAGCATATTCATATAGTTACGATCATCTCGTATCTCACCGGTCGCAGCGTCATAGACAAGTTTATTTCTATATCTTGCCATAACGTCTCTTAAATATTGTTCTGCCTTAATCTTTGGTAAATTACCTACGTCTATGTAAAAGATTCTTCTCTCTGGCGCTCTTGCGATACGATAGATTACAACAGCGTCCTCAATCATACGTAACTGATTGACTGACTTGATTGCCTTATGTAGATAAGATAGTACAAGATTTTTATTTTGATCCACGAGACCGGAGTTACAGTAAGCGATTGTGTCTAGTGCTATTCTTACACCAGAACCTGATGTTGCTCCTGATACGCCTCTCTCATTAAAGATATAGTATTCTTCAAACTCGTTTATAATTTCTAGTGTGGTTGTACTTCTTTGTTTTTTTACTTCTCTTACTTTTTTAATTTTTCTAGGGTCTATATATTTTAATTCTGAGATACCATTTCGAGGATTATCTCTGTCTATTACTTTTTGATAATACATGCGACCATCAACATACCATCTTCTAAAAATATCGTGGCCTTTAGTATTGAAATTCATTAATCGTAGAATGTGTTTAAATTCGTCTTCGATCTTTCTTCTTACCTCTTTTCCAAATGGTAGGTTTGTAAGATCGACTTGTACAGAGTCTCTTGTCTCGTTAACTACGATTGCCTCGTTAACGATATCATCTATCGCCGTGTCGCATTCAGGGTGTAGTGATATTTCTCTGTATCTTCTGATGAGGTCGGCCTCGTTCTTCGCCGTACCTTCTAAATCTAAGTATTGACCAAAATAACCTCCAGCGGAGGCGATGGTTGTTGCACCATCGTCCGCTACAGGTATACTAAAACTTTGTTTAGGGTCTTGCTCTTTCTTAACTCGGGTTATTGAAAACCCAAATAGTTCTGCCATAATTTATCCTTCAATACTACTTATATAACTTATTAAGTAGTAGTATTTGATTCAAAAAACTGATAAGCAAATGTAACTGCAAATTCTTCAATTGCATCTACAGTGTCATAACTTAAAGCGATCTCTGCTACTGATGTAGGGAAAGCACCTCTTAAAGTGTATGACTTCACAGTATTACCGTTTCTGTCTAAATGATCAACAAAAGCGTCCACTTGATAATCGGCAGGATTTGTTAATCCCTCGTTATCTGACATATTGTTGATACCATTCTGCCATCTTTCAAAAGCGTTTCTTAATTTGAAATTGGTATCGTTAATAACTGTAACACTCCAATCAGCGAACGTTCTATCTCCCGCTATCTTAATTGCACGACCTCTGAAATTAACATTGACCGTTCCAACTGTCATCGCTGGGATAGTTGTTGACTTACATAAGAAAGCAAGTTCTTCGATTTCGCCACCAACTTGAGCATAACCAGGAAAAGGCATTACTACCTTAAACTGATTGGCACGAGCGCCACCGCCAGCAAGTTTAGCTTTGAAGTCTGTTATATTAGCCATTTTTTTCTCCTTCTATTCTATTAACTTGCGACTTCCTCAAAGGATACGCCAGTTCTGGTTGCAACGAATTGTAAAGTGATAAAGTTGATACTTCTAGCAGGTTTAACAAATATCTCTGCTATAAATTCATTTCTATCAATTACATCGCCTGTGTTATTAGTTTCATCACACACTACTAAAAAGTCTGTGATACCCTTTCTACCTTGTACCTCTCGTAAGAATGGTTCAACGATATTTCTAAAGTTTGCTCTAGTAAACTCGTCATTAAATTCAAACAATTGGAACTTAGCAGCTGTAGAGATTGCTTTTTCTAAAGTGACAAACAATCTTCTTACATTGATTCTATCAAATGCAGATGGAGCACTTAACCCTGTCTTATCACCAAATAGAACAGTACCTTGACCAGGGAATGTTACCACTGGATTGATTCTGTTTCTATATAGGTCATCTCTTTGAGATTTATTTGGATTAAACGCCAATTTAACTGCACCTCTAATATTACCTCTATTGAATCCTGCAGGTGAATACCAGCTATCAGCAATTAAGTCTGTTCTAGCCGCTAGACCAGCAAGGTCTCCGTTGAGTGGTACAAATCTGTACACATCATTATATCTGTCGTATTGATACTTATAACCGCTATCAAAAACAACATATGAAGATGATGTAATACTAGAATAGAAACCTAGTACGTTAATTAACTGTGTATTTGAATCAGTTATGTTAACTACATCAGTTCTTTCAGGTGATACAAATGCGATTGCGTCTTTTCTATTTTCAGCAATTGTAATTAGATTTTCTACGTGTGTAGAGTTACCTGAACCTCCAATGATTAGTCCGATATCCACTGTTTCGGTATCTTCAAACTTTTCGTATGCAGTTTTCTTTTGTCCTGTTGATACTGTTGACCCATCTGAACCTCCAGATAGAGACTCACTCGTAGGAGAAGTCACTGACGTAAATGTTGTACCAGTTACGTTGCTACCCCAGTTTGAACCACTAGTATTATGATCCATCCAATAGATGTATTTCGATCTATTGTAAAGTACATCTACGTAGTAGTTTGTGTCTCCCTGTGGAGTCTTAGCGTCAGCACCTTTTGATAATTTAGAATATGACTCTAATATTGTTCCCGGTACACCTGATATATCACCGTCTTCGTCAACAACGATAACGTGGATCTCATCACCTGAACCTGATCTGTCAGATGCGTAAGGTGAAGTTCCTGGACTACCAGTAACTACGTCATAATATCTCCAACGTCTTTTAACGTTGGCACCGTTTGTTACTGCTTGTTCTAAACCACCTGCCCCCGTTTCTTTTTTAACGATTGTAACAGTGTTTGTACCTGTATTATTTGCAGTGACTCTATATCTTTGTCCGTTATAGTCTGTACTTGCAGCCGTGTCAGAAAACTCTAAAATGTCTCCGACGTTAATACTTGAAGAACTTGTCAAAACAATTGTGGTGTCACCAGCAGCCGTTGAAGCGTCATTTACAGTTGTAACTGCGTCTTGTTCAAATGCTGTTGCTGAAGGACAAGTAGAAACTAATAGATTGTTTCCGTGTGCACCTGCAGTTCTAGCAGCGAATGTTCCAACTGATGCTGAACCTGTAGAATAATTGTCTTGGTAGTCCTGAGTATTTTTAATTGTAATTGAACTACCGCTAGAGTTAGCGTTAGTTACACCTGTATTTTGTGCTCGTACTACTCTTAAAGTATTAGAATATTGTAGAAAGTTAGCCGCACAGAAAAAATCCTCAAAGTTAGTTGAGTTAGGTTTTCCAAACGTTTCTACTAATTCTGCTTCACTCGATATCGTTACTATCTCATCAAGCGGACCCTTTGTGAATTGAGCAGCAATCGCACCAACACTCGTTGATACCGCTGGTATAATTCTTGTAAGGTCTCTCTCCTGTACGAGAACACCTGGTGATACTTGAAATGCCATTACGTTCTCCTTTTAAAATTAGCTAATTTATACATATTATTGTTTCAAAACTCGTATTATTCATACGCCCATAGTCAAATATACTTTCATTTTGTACTATTTATAAAATGCGTGTTTTGTACTTATTTTATGATTCTCCCTTACGTATTACTGGGTTCCATACTTGCCCAAACTCATCTTTAAAGGGTTCCTCTTCTGGACTCGTTAGACCATCATCTATGAAACCAAACGGTGCCATATCCTGTTCTATGATATTTGATTGTTCCTCATATAGTTTAGAACGTACATCTGAATTGCTTAACTCTTTAAAATAGGTCTGGTTTGATAACCAACCAAATATGATGAGACAAGTCATTAGGTCATCATTACAACCCTCCTCTGCCTTCCAAGAATTGTGTTGACGAGAAAATGTTGACATTTCCTCTATGATATTAAAATCATTTATTACTAACTTATCTGACTCTACGACTGTCTTTAGATTAGAGCAACCTATCTTTTTAATCTGTTTAGTCATACGTACACCCATCTGACTGCCACGACCACTAAACCCTGTTCCTAATAATTGACCGGCACGACCTCGTTGTGTCGTCATTAATAGATTGTCATACTCTAAATCGTATTGTAGTGCGTCAGCGATCTGGCCTCCGATATCGTTTACCTCTACAAGTATATGTGCACGATTGAAACCCTTACAGGCGTGTTCTATAATATTTGGAAACAATAAAGGTTTGATCTCATTATTACGATACTTCGCCACTACACGATACGGCATTTCTGTAACATCAAATATTATAAACGCAGAATAGTCTTTTGCTAATCCTCTGCTAACGTCAACTGTACAAGTATAGATATGATTCTTTTTTGGTAGCTCAAATATGTCTAAACCCTTATTTGATTGTAAAGGTTTAATATAAGGAGTAGTACGTATCTTGTTTGGTGAGATGAGTGTATCGATTGAGCCCAAAAACTCGCATTCAAACTCTTGCTGGAATTGTTCTTTACTTGTATTACGTATTGTTTCTTCTTTCCATTTTTCATCACGACCAGGTACCTCTGACCAATGTACTTCTATAGGAACATAATCATTTTGTTTGTTTACAGCGTCTATCCATAACTTATAGTACATATTCATACCGTGAGGTGTAGATACAATAATCATCTTTGTATTCTTACCGGCAGATATTGTAGGAAAGACTGAACTAAAGAATTGTTCTGCTATAGTTGCAGGAACGAATGCAAACTCGTCTAAAAATATAATGTTATAAGAACCTCCTCGAATTGCACTTGAAGAAGTTGCAGCGGCAACAATCTTACTACCATTCTCTAATTCTATACTACCCTTATTCCAATTCAATACACCCTGTTGTAAAAATTTTGGTATATTCTCATAGGCCAATTGTAAACGACCCAATATATCTCTTGCAGTCTGTGACTTATTCGCAAGTATCGCTATATTACAATTTGGATTAAATAGAGAGTAATGTAATAGATATGAAATGATTGTAGTAGATTTACCCGACTGTCTAGGGAGTTTACATATTGTAAAACGATTATTGTGCATCGTACCAATCATTTCTTTTTGAAAGTCATACATCTTAAATGGTATGAGTCCTTCATCTAGTGATACAATCTTTACGTAGTTAGAAATAAAGTGTTGTGGGTCTTTAGAACACTTTGAAAATTCATCTATCTGTTCCTGTGTAAATTCTACAGGGACGTTTGCCTTCTTCAGATTCGGATTTCCGAGATAAACTTCGTTATTCATTTATTATAATACCTTCTATATGTGTATAACCCATTTGCAGTGCGGCCTTTATTCTTTGATTGCCTTTATGTACACTGTATTGTTTTTCAACATAAGGAGATCCGTTAGCACCCATACGTGATACATCATTGATTGTATGTTTAGTTATTTGTATAGGCTCAATCATATCTTCACCTTTCAGTATTTCTTCTAAAGGTATGGCCGTTCTTATAAATGTTAAATCACTGATCTGAAACGTCTGTTTGTTCAGATAATTTTTTGTCGCTTTTAGTATTTTCATTTGCTTTCAACATTTGTTGTAACTCTTTTGTACTTCCTACAAACAAAGCATTTTTAATCTGAGGTGAGGCAGATTTAGGTAAATCTTTTAATTCTTTTAATTTTTTTTGTAAATCTTGTAGTTTATCTACTGTGTTGGCCACACTTGTTATTAACTGGCCGGCCACCTCATAACTTC